ACTCAGATGGTCATACGTATTGCCACAAATGTCACACAGTTGTACCTTCAAACCAAACCAAAGGAAAAAGTTATATGCAACAATCTCATGTACAGAAAGCACCAATACAAGGTGTTATTAACAACGTCTTCTCCGAAGGAGAAATCTTACCTATTAAGAATAGGGGGATTAATCAAGATACTTGTAAGAAGTATAATGTAAAAGTTAATCAGCAAAATAACAAACATATTTATCCTTATTATGACCAAGATAAAAACCATACAGGTAATAAGATACGTGATGTTGCAACCAAGAAGTTTATGGTTGAAGGAGATACTAAGAGTGCAGGTTTATTCGGTCAGCATTTATTTCCACCGAAGGGTAAGTATATTACTATTACAGAAGGTGAGATAGATGCCCTTTCAATTTACCAGATGTTTGGTTCAAAGTGGCCTGTCGTTTCCATTAAGCATGGTGCGCCTTCAGCCCACAAGGATGTGCAGAATAGTCTGGAATACCTTAACTCATTTGATAATATTATTATCTGTTTTGATAATGATGCTGTGGGTAAGAGTTCAGCAGAAAAAGTTGCCACCTTGTTTGAACCAAGCAAGTGTAAGATTGTTGACCTGGAATATAAGGATGCGAATGAATACCTCATAGCAGGTCAAAGCAAAGCTTTTGTGAGCAAGTGGTGGAACGCTATTCCCTACACACCAGCAGGTATTAAGAACCTAAAAGATTTAGGTGATGACCTGTACAAAGATGATTACTGTGAGTCTGTCTCCTATCCTTGGGTAGGTATGAATGATAAGTTATATGGTATGCGTACTGGTGAGTTATGTTGCTGGACTTCAGGTGCAGGTATGGGTAAGTCCAGCATCATGCGTGAGCTTATGCACCATATGATGTTACATACAGAAGACAACATAGGTGTGTTTGCGCTTGAGGAATCTATCCGCAACACGGCTTTCAATATCATGTCTGTTGAAGCAGATGCACGTTTGTATATTAGGGAAGTGAGGGATACGTTTCCAAAGGATCAGCTAAAGGCATGGGAAGAACGTACCATAGGTACAGGAAGGTTCTTTGCCTTTGACCATTTTGGTTCTATCTCTAATGATGAGATTCTAAGTCGTGTACGTTTTATGGCGAAGGCGTGTGAGTGTAAGTGGATATTCCTAGACCATCTTTCCATCCTTGTTTCAGGTCAGGAAGATATAGGTGATGAACGTAGGGGTATTGATATTTTAATGACAAAGCTACGTTCTCTAGTAGAGGAAACACAGATTGGTTTAATGCTGGTGTCCCATCTACGTAGGACAACAGGTGATCGTGGACATGAGGACGGTAGGGAAGTATCGTTATCCCATCTCAGGGGTTCACAAAGTATTGCACACTTGTCCGATTCTGTCATTGCCTTGGAACGCAACCAACAGGAAGAGGATGAACGGCTGTCCAATACCACAACTGTACGTGTGTTAAAGAATAGGTACACAGGTGAGACAGGTGTTGCAACCTATCTTCTTTACAACAGGGAGACAGGCAGGATGTCAGAGGTATCCAACCCCTTTGAGATTGAGGAAGAAGAGGAGAGTCCATTCCAGATTGAGGACTAGGTTATGACTCAATTAGATTTATTTTTAGATGAAGAAGAGGTAAATACTTCCGATAGTGTTGACCTGTCTGATATAGATATTGATTTTGGAGAGGCAAATTACTCGCAGAGAAGATGCTCTGAAACCATTAGGAGATTACAGTCTTTACCAAAAGGTAAATATATTATATATCGAAGAGATGCCGAATCAGGATTGCCATATGTTGTAAACAGGCATCTAGGTAAGAGGTTGAAGCCCTCCTATACCAGAGATAAGTATATTTCTGTTAAATTAAATTTTAATAATGGTAAAAATTTGAATGGTAGTCTCCCATATTGTCGCCTCTATCTACATCAAATTGTAGCTATGGCTTTTATACCAAATGTATTACCTAAAGATCGTGTTGAGGTGGATCATATAGATTGTGATAAGCATAATTATGCTCCAGAAAATTTACGTTGGGTAACTCATTCTGAGAATATTAAGAATATGTGGAGTCAAAGATGAGATGTATAGTGGATATAGAAACAAATGGATTGGTAGAAGATGCTTCAGAAATTCATTGCATCGTTGCCAAAGATATAAAAACAAATGAGGTATACACCTTCACAGAAGAAGAATGTTACGATAAGTTTAGAAAGTTCTCTAAAAATATAGATAATTTTATCATGCACAATGGAGTAAGTTTTGATGCTAGGATACTTAACAACTTTAATATTACGTCAATCACCCCCACCAAAGTTACCGATACATTGTTACTCTCTCAGTTATTGTATCCAGAAATTGAAGGGGGTCATTCTCTTTCGGCTTGGGGTGAAAGGCTTAACAGTCCTAAGAAAGACTACGAAGATTTTACTTCGTATACCCCTGAGATGTTGGAGTATTGTAAACAGGATGTGGAAATAACACATAAGCTAACTAAATATATTAATCAGAATCTATATGGTTGTTCATTACAGGCAATCAATTTAGAACATCAGGTACGTGCCATCATAGATCAACAGGAAACTAATGGCTTTATGTTGGATGAACAGAAGGCAAGTCTCTTAGTTGCAAAGTTTACAGACGAGTGTTCAGTTATTGAACAAGGATTACAAAAAGTATTTCCTCCCATTACCCATAAAAGAAAATCTGAAAAGACAGGTAAACAGTTGAAAGATAAGGTAGAAGTTTTTAATCCTGCGTCACGTAAGCAGATAGCAGAGAGGTTACAAACTCTGGGATGGAAGCCTAAAAAGAAAACTGAGAAGGGAAATATAATTGTAGATGAAGGAGTATTAAATCAAATTGATTTAAAAGAAGCCAAACTAATTGCAAATTACCTTCTTTTACAGAAGAGAATTACACAGATAAATTCATGGCGTGAACTAGCTGATGAACGTGGTAGGGTGCATGGTAAAGTATTAACACTTAAAACTGTTACAGGCCGTATGGCTCACCACTCTCCAAACATGGCACAAGTTCCTGCAAGTTATTCTCCTTACGGCAAGGAGTGTCGTGAGTGTTGGACAGTTGAAGATCCTTCTCGTTATGTACTGGTAGGTACAGACGCATCTCAATTAGAGATAAGATGTCTTGCCCATTACATGGAAGATACAAACTTCACAAGGGAAGTTATTGATGGTGATATTCATACATCTAATCAAAGGATGGCAGGGTTACAAACCCGTGACCAAGCTAAAACTTTTATCTATGCCATGATGTATGGTGCAGGTGCATCTAAAATAGGTTCAATAGTGGAGGGAACAAAGGAAGATGGTGATAAATTAATAAATAAATTTATGAGAAACCTTCCTTCCTTTCGAGACTTAAAGGCTAAACTTGATGGAGCATCTCAAGGCCACTCTGGGAATCTGCGAGGCCAGCTAAAAAGAATTAAAGGTTTGGATGGAAGACCTCTTAATATTAGATCTCCTCATAAATCTTTAAACACACTCATACAAGGTGCAGGTAGTATCGTTTGTAAAACTTGGCTTGTATGTATAATGAAGAAGGTACATGCTTATGGTTTAGATGTAAGACTCGTTGCCTCGATACATGATGAGTATCAGTTTGAGGTAAGGAAAGACCACATAAATAGCTTCTGTAATATAACTAAAGAGTCTATGAAACAGGCCGAACAAATATTAAAATTAAAATGCCCTATGGATAATGATTTCAAGATCGGAAAGACATGGGCAGAAACACATTAATTAAACTTACCTAGTAGAGTATCTTACGATACTAGGTAAGGTTAATTATAAAGGAGTGATGAATGAACAGGAAATTCCAACCAGATGCCTATAAGCGGAATGATGAAAGGGCAAAGAAAGCTTTAGCTGAACACTTAGAAATTGAAGGTTATGTTATCTCAGAGAGTAGGGAAAACTACTCGTTTGATTTGGAAGTAACAAGGGATTCAGACACACAGTTTGGAACTGTATCTTTTCCTGAGTTATATGAAGTAGAAATTAAGAACCAATGGGGTAAGGAATGGCCTTCCGCATGGAAGGAGATACGTATCCCGAAGCGTAAGTTTAAGTTAATAGAAAGGTGGAAGAAGAACTATCTTCACACACCTTTTACCTTTGTAGTATTAAATACGACAACTGAACAAGGATGGTTTATTCCTGCTGAAGTAGTAGATGATTCCCATGTGGGAAAGATACAGAATTTAAAGATTCCTGACGCACCTCAAGGTAAGGAAGACTTCTTCCACATTCCTGTGGAGCAAGCTCAATTAAAATTATTAAAGAAAGGTGTTGACAAGTAAGGTTTGTTATAGTATAATGCGTCTGTTATAGGCAATAATGCCAAATGAAAAGTGAAAGTAAAATTGAAAGGAGTAAGGTAGTTATGACTGTAATTTCTGGAACAGCATATTGGGCATCAGTTACTGCCCCTAATACTATGTTTGACGTTGATGGTGTATACACTATTGATATTTGCCAGCTTGACGAGGAGAATAAGGGTATTGTTCTTCAGGATAATCTTGAGGTAAAGAACGTAGGTGATGAGCGTGGTGATTTTGTTACTGCGAAGATGAAGGTTAAGCGAAAGGATGGTTCTCTCAACCAACCTCCCAAGGTTGTGGATTCTCAGCTTAATCCTATTACTAATACTCTTGTTGGTAATGGATCAAAGATCAAGGTATCCTATCGTCCATTTGAATGGAACTTTGGTGGACGTTCAGGAGTATCGGCTGGATTAAATTCAGTTCAGGTTCTTGAGTTGATTGAATATAATCCTGATGGCGTAGGCTCTGAATTTATGGTTGAAGAAGGCTACGTAGATGATAATGCGTCTGGTATTCCCTTTGCCAGCGCCTAACTAGAAAGGAGTATTAGAGGGGTCAGTCGGGTTGTGTTGTACTGACCCCTCTAATTTATTAATGAAACAGATATCAACTCTAGTAAGCGACATTTATAATCTATTTACTAATGAAAAAGGAGTACAGGTAAGCCGTGAAGAAGCAAAGAAATTAAGTGAGGAAGCAGGTAAACTTATTGGTGAGCATATCTTTTCATCTGTTTATGAAACAAGAAAGAACAAACCTGATTTAAGATTGTCCCAAATAGGTAAGCCTCTACGTCAAATATGGTACAACTCAAAAGGCTATGACAAAGAACCTATAGATGGTGCGACATTTATAAAGTTTCTATACGGTAATATTTTGGAAGAGCTTCTTGTATGCCTATCAAGATTAGCAGGTCATACAGTAGATGAAACTCAAAAGGAAATCAAGGTGGGTGGAATTAAGGGTCATCAAGACGGAAGGGTAGATGGTGTATTAGTTGATTTTAAAAGTGCATCTAACTTTTCTTTTAAGAAGTTTACCACATCTGAACTACAAAAGAATGATCCTTTCGGATATATTTATCAACTTGCAGGATACGCAGAACAGGAGAAGGATGAGAAGGTAGCATGGGTAGTTATAAACAAACAGACAGGAGAACTTGCAACGGTCTATTTAGATTCCTTGGAGATGCCTGATGTCAAAGCAAAGATTAAGCAGGTTAAGGATGCGGTTAAGAAGGATACGCCACCCGATAGATGTTACTCTGACATACGTGATGGTTCCTCTGGCAATAGGAAGTTGGATTTTGGGTGTGTCTATTGTGGCTATAAGCTTACATGTTGGAGCGATTCTAATAATGGTACAGGATTACGCAAGTTTAAGTATTCAAATGGTTCGAGATACTTTACACAAGTATATAAG